TGAACATCTCCAATGATGCCTACTGATTTGGTTCCCGTAGGAAATACAAAAGTATCACGCTTGCTAGCATAAGACTCTGGTAAGAATTTTTCTTTCATAGTAAATTCTACTTTAAGTTCTTGTTGATGTGTTTTATCTTTTAATTTTTTTCTATGTTTGTCTCCCATTTGACCTCTATAATACCTTACTTTATTATATACTCTTTCAAAAGAATAAAATGTAGGGTGTTCTGCATATATTTTTCTGGCTAAGGTTAGAGAAGGAGCATTAGGAAAATTAGAAAGATACTCTAATATTATATCAGTATCTTTATCTCTATTGTTTTTAACAGTCATATTTTAATCAATCTATTATTAATATACAAAAAATAATCAACATGTTTACTGTAAAACTAATCAAACAGGATGGAAAGTTAGTTTATCCTAATGATAAATCCAAGTTAAATTATCAATTATTTTTAGATAAATTATCTGAAGGCCAAGAAGTTGAGATGTTTATTGGCTTAACATCAGAGAATGCATCAGTTGCTCAACTAGCAAAAGTGCATGCATGTATAAGAGAATTAGCTAAAGAATCTGGATATAACTTTAATGAAATGAAACAATTAATTAAAGAATCATCAGGTTTATGCTATGAAGCAGAACATGCACAAATATGTAAATCATTTGCTGATTGTAGCAAAGATGAGTTAGCTTTAGCAATTGAAGCTTGTATTGCAATAGGAAGAGATAATTATAATATGAACCTTACTTAGGTTCTACATAACCTTCATCTCCCGGTTGAAGAACTTCTTTTTCTTCTATATGATTATTAGTTTTTGCTTGATGTTCTATTTCAGCTAATAATAAAGCAACAGTATAAAAAGATCTTTGAGCATCATCTAAGTCTTCATACTTCTTAGTCATTATACTTTTCATATATTCTTCTGATTTATCAGTTAATATATGTTGATATAAATAATAAGACAAAGCTTTTGTCATCATGTAAAAGTTTTTATTTACATTAATAGAGATAAGAACATCAGGTTTTATTTCTTTAACTTTTATAGCCATAACAATAATTTTAACAACAAATTTAATATATTATGTCAAATATAATCAATATTGAGGAATATAAACAAAAAATATTTAATAAACTTGAGCCAAATGGTTGGGGCAGAGTACTTAAATCTTTTATATTTAGCACTGAATTTAATGAAATACTTTTAAATTTACATAATTTAAGTTCTAATGGTAAAAGATTTACACCTCCTTTAAAAGATGTATTTAGAGCATTTGAAGAATGTCCTTATGATGAACTAAAAGTAGTTGTAATTGGACAAGACCCTTATCCTACAATAAATGTAGCAGATGGCATATCATTTAGTTGCAGTAAAACTGATAGGGAACAACCAAGCTTAAGATTTATTTTTGATGCAATTCAGAAAGATGTATATCCTAATGAACTATACAATAGAGATAAAGACTTAGTTAAATGGTCAAAACAAGGAGTATTAATGTTTAATACAGCTCTTACAACAGAAGTAAGTAAGATTGGTCAGCACTATAATATATGGCATGCATTCAGTGCTTATGTGTTTGATTACTTAAAGAACTTTAATCCCGGATTAGTTTATGTTTTCTTAGGTAAGAAAGCTGAAGATTGGGAAGAGAGCTGTGGTGAAAATTGTACAAAATTTATGGTTCCACATCCGGCAAGTGCTGCCTATAATGGATCAAAGTGGAACTCTAAAAATGTATTTAATGAAGTAAATGAAGTTTTACAGCATAATTTTGCAACTAAAATAATTTGGTAATGGTAGAAATATTTAATAGATTAGTTCAAGAAAACATATCACCAAATGCATATTATGTATTGCATTGTTTACATCAAAAAGTAAAGCCACATAATTTTGTAAGTGCTTCATTAGAATGCACAAGACTAAAAAATGATAAATGGCTTGACAAAGATTTGAAATTAACAACAAAAAGTATTATCTTTATAGAGGAAATTAATAGTTTCTTCAAAAAAACCAAGAAAAAAACTTCTCAATTATTACTAGGTCAGGACTTTACAGATAAAATCCAGGAGTATGTAGAAATATTCCCTAATAGGAAACTCTCCTCTGGAAAATATGCTAGAGTAAATGCCAAGAATCTTGAAGTTAGTTTCAGATGGTTCTTTGAAAATTTTAATTATGATTGGCCAACAATTTTGTCAGCCACAGAAAAGTATGTTGATGAATACAGTGTAAGGAACTATGAGTTTATGAGGACTGCACAATATTTTATCAGGAAGCAAAACATAGATAAATCTTTTGAATCTGATTTAGCAACATACTGTGATCAAGTTAATAATTCTTTGGATGAGGATACTAATTATTTTAAAGAGAGAATTGTATAATGAGAATCAGCAAAAATGTGATTTTAACTTTTTGGGCAATTATAGGTAGTATTATAGCTTTCTTCATTGTTGATTTATTTATTGTAACTGTTACAATAGGTCAATATATAGCAATTGAAGTTATTATAAGTATACTACATTATATGTACAACAAAGCTAAAGTCCAGACTTTAAACAATTAAATTATGGCAGATTTATTTAATGGAGCCAGGCCGCTAAAGCCTGTTAGTGAAAGAGATGCTTTAAGAAAAGCTATCTTAAAAATCAAAGCAAGAAGAAAAGGGGAGTTACAATCTCTTAAAAGTGCATGGCCCAAATTTAATGATGCTTTTTGTGATGGATTAGAATGGAGAACTATCACCATAGTAGGTGCTAGACCCGGTACTGGGAAAACTTTATTCATGGAACAGTTGATTAGTGATATTATTGAACACAATGCTGACCAAGAATTTAGAGTTCTTAAATTCCAGATGGAGATGGTTGATGAAACCAGTGGGGTAAGAAAATTAAGTCTGAATACAGGTGCTGATTACAATACTCTTATGAGTAAGGGGGGACATCCCGTAGATGAAAAAATATTCTACAAATGTGTAGACTATTATAATAAAACCACTAATAGTGATTTTATTAATGTTATTTATGATGCATGTACAGTAGATGAGATGTGTGCTACAATTCATTATGAAATGGAGCAAAACCAAAGAGAAGATGGTACTTATACTAACTTACTTGTTGGCATTGATCATTCTGCACTATTTAGAGTAGGTAAAGGACAAAAGGATAAATTTGAGATGTTAAATAGCTTAGGTGAAGCTCTCACTATGATGAAAAAGAAATATCCAGTTGCTTTTGTAGTTCTTAGCCAATTAAATAGAAACATAGATGCACCAGATAGACAACGGGATGGTGAATATGGAAATTATATTCTTGATTCAGATATCTATGGTTCAGATGCTTTATTGCAACATGCTGATGTAGTTATGGGAATTAACAAACCTTCAATTAGAAAAATTAGACAATATGGCCCAGAGAGATTTCTTATCAATGATGAGGACATGTTGGTGTTTCACTTTTTGAAGTCAAGAAATGGTACAACTAGAATTAGTTTCTTTAAACTAGATAGGACTACCATGAGAATTATTGAAATAGACACTCCTGCCCAAGCAACAAAGAAAATGTCAATTTAAAAAACAATTATGAATGTAAGAAAAGAAAAAGAAAAAGAATTTTTTGTCCAACACATGGATACCTTTAGAGCTATTGGTAACCCGGACCCATTTTTTATTATCAAAACAGCCTTTTTTCAAAAAGGTAAGTTTGGTAGACATGTTCAGTTTTTTGAATCTGAAGTGGGTAAAGGAGAAGATATCTATGTTGAGTTCTATGATAATGTTACTGATGCAAATAATGTTGTTACAAATGTAATACCATTTTCAGAGGATAGACAATTATTTAAGTACAAGTACAATCCTTTCTATGTAGAGGAATATGAAACTAAAACTGGTACAAATTATAAGGGTGAACCTTATGTATTGTATACAGTCCCTGTATCTGAAATGTGTGCAGTTCTAAAAGATGGAACTGAGATTACACATGCTCTTTATGAAAAGAGAAAAGCAGATGCTGAAACAAAAACAAAAGAAGAAGAATTACCAAAATTACAAAGTAGTTTATTTCCTGATTTTGAAGAAGAATTTCCTAAAAAAGAAGAGACTGCATCTATTTCAATAGCTGATATTCTTACTGGTGAGGATTCTCCTATGTCAGATATGACTATTACTGATTTTGCTGCAATTATGTGGAAAAAACCAGTAAGTAATAAACTTTGGTTAAATTCATTAATATCTAAACAATGAGTATAGTACTTCCAACAACAAAAGTAAAATCAGAAGCAACTAATCCTAAAAGATTAATTATTTATTCTAAGCCAAAAACTGGTAAAACTACCGCATTTGCAGGTTTAGATAATAATCTTATTATTGATTTAGAAGAAGGTTCTAATTATGTAGATGCTTTAAAAATTCAAGTAAGCTCATTACAAGAATTACTTGAAGCTGGTAAAGCTATCAAAGAAGCAGGTAAACCATATAAGTATGTTACTATTGATACTGTGACAGCATTAGAAGATATGGTTAGTCCTCTTGCCGTAAAGTTATATAAACAAACTAGCATGGGTAAAAATTATGATGGAGACAATGTCTTATCATTACCTAATGGTGCAGGATATTTATATTTAAGACAAGCTTTCTTTCAAGTTTTAGATTTTATTGATACCTTAGCACCCCATATTATTTTAGCTGGTCACATTAAAGACAAGCAAATAGATGATAAGGGAGAGATGGTATTAGCTGCAAACATTGATTTGACAGGTAAAATTAAATCTTTAATCTGTGCAAATGCAGATGCAATAGGTTATATGTATAGAAAAGGTAACAAAACTATTCTATCATTTAAGACTAGTGAAGAAGTGACTTGTGGTGCAAGACCAAAGCATTTAACTAATGAAGAAATTGTAGTTTCTGAATTGAATGAAAAAGGTGAACTAGAGTTTCACTGGGACAAAATTTATGTATAATAACAAATAAAAAATAAAACAAAATGGCTTTAAGTACAACAGACTTAGGAACAGGTGGATCAGGAATGGCAAAAACAATTGCACCAGGTAATCACACTTTAAAAATTAACAGTATTGTCTTGGAAGACTTTACATTTATTGATGGTGCAAAACACATGATATTAAATGTAGAAACAGAACCTTTAGAAGGATTTGAAGGTTTCATGATTGACAAAGATGATGCAAGTAAAGGTCATTATGCTGGTCAAATTGGTAGAATCAAAGCAAGTCAGTATGCATTTGCAGACGGTGAGACTAAAACTGGTATCAAGATCCAAAGAGATAGATCAGTTTTAATCTTCTTACAAAACTTATCTAAAGCATTAGGAGTAAGTGATTGGTTCACATCTCAAGATGGTAAACATGATACTATTGAAGACTTTGTAAGTGCATTCAATAAAAGTGGTGTCTATAAAGATATCTATCTTGATTTCTGTATTGCAGGTAAAGAGTATGTTGGTAAAACAGGTTATACTAATTATGATATGTATTTACCAAAAGCTGATAGAGGTACTTATGTTTACACTGAAACTGAAGGTGATAAACTAATGACTTACAATGAGGCTCTTCACTTGAAAAAAGCTGAAGTAAAAGAAGTAAACAAATTTGGTGATGATGATGATAATTTATCTATCCCATCTAAAACATCTTCTGATTTCTCTCTAGATTAATTTTAATTAATTAATGGGGATGTCAGATAAGGTGTCCCCATTAATTTTTAATTATCTGATTATGATTTCAACTAAGAATATAATATCTAAACTTTCTCAGGTGCCAATAGAATGGCCTTTTGAATATTATTTAAACTTAAAGGAAAAACTTTTAGGTCAAGATATTAAAATACTTTCTGCATTTAATTCTAAAGATAAGATACCATCTATGTTTATTTACATGGATAGTAACAATATGATTTATAAGTTTAAGGATTTTTCATCTGGTTATCAGGGAGATAACATACAATTAGTAAAGTTATTGTTTAACTTACCTGAAAGAGGAAATGCTGTTAGTAAAATAATAAATGATTATCAAGACTATGTTCTAAATCATAATGTACAACCTAAAACAGAGTTTAAATTCCATGATAAATTCAAAGTAGTTGATTATGAAATGAGACACTGGACTAACTTAGATTCTATTTTTTGGACAAGCTTTAAAATTAGCTCTACACTTTTGACAACATATAATGTGGCACCTTTGGCATATTTTACTATGGAGAAAAAAGAAGAAGATGGTTCTACAACTTCATTTGCATTTAATAAACCTTTCTTATATGGTTATTTTAGAGATGATGGTGAACTGTATAAAATCTACATGCCTAAGAATATAAATAAGAAGTTTATTAAAGTTCAAAATTATGTTCAGGGAATAGATCAATTACAGTATAATTGTAAGTACTTAGTAATTACATCATCACTTAAAGATCTTATGTGTTTTAGAAAGCTTGGTATTAATAATGTAGAATGCATTGCTCCGGATAGTGAAAATACTATGATTGGAGAATCAGTAATGAGTAAACTAATACCACACTATGATAAGATTATTGTATTGTTTGATAATGATGAGCCTGGCATAAAAGCTGCTCAAAGATATAAAGATAAGTATGGTTTTAA